TGTGTTGTTGAGCGTGGAGAGTTGTATAAGGCATCGCTTAAAAACGATGCCTTTATTTTTCTCCCGTCATCGCTCTAATCTAATACAACTGATTAATTGCCGGGTTATAAAACGGATCAGGACAGTGATGACGCACACACATTGTATCTAATTTAATGGCATAAAACATCTACTAATAAAAGTGGATATACATCTACAATGATAAGCAAGAAAATAAAACAGGAATCAAGTATAAAACTACAGCCTTAAAGTTTTATTTACACAAAATCGTAGACAGTGCCCAAAATTGTAAAAAATGTCTTTTTAAAAGACTATGGTTTATCCTTTCACTAAGGGGGGAGTTGCCCTCCCTGCTTTTACATGATCAAACATTTCATCAAGGCTTTCTTTTGCTTGCTTATAATTAATGTCTGGCCTCGAGTGGTGTGAGCCAATAGCATGCTGCAAATTATTTAGCATCGTTGCTTCATTAGCAGTAATTCCACGACTACCGTTTCCTTTCTCTTGCTCGTCAAGACAAGTGCGATGCAATTTTTTCGCTTTACTAAGCCATTCAGATTCTGTCATAACTTTAAATATTACTTTTCCTACTCTTTTCTCGGCTTTTCGGAACCCGCCTATAAATTAACTATCTCTGTAAGCTTACATTGCAAAGATAAAGGGATAGAGAACCAAGAACAATTATAAATTTTAGATAAGGGAATCAGTCTTTCGGGCGCAGAAAGATTTCTCTTAAATGAAAAAGCCTCGACTCCTAAGAATCGAGGCCAGCAACTTAATGATAAGATGCTTCTATAATACACAAATACTATTTCTTTGTGATTTACCAAAATTTTACAACAAGGCCTTATCTCTTAAATAATACAGAGCAGTAATATATTCTTTATTAGTGTAGTTACTCTTCTCAATTTCTATTTTATATTCATTGATATACGTTTTAATATACGAAGCAGGAATTGGAACTCCACCCTTGGTCTTAAAGTTATTAGGTAAATTTATATGTTCCAGCTCTTCAAACAATTGTTTGCATTCCCTAATTTTTTTATCTTGTATTTTCATAACCAAAACAAAATTACAATTATCTACTACTAAACACTAACTATAAAATATATCTTAGAAAGTTTGTTTAATATCATATCCTTTAGGACTACATACCACATATGGCAAAGATTTACTTACCCCATCATATTTCCTTTCTTTAGCATTTTCACCAACCATTAAGGAGAAATCAGTATAAATTATATTTTTTTACTTTATTAACATCACAAACATTCCATTTTAGAAAAGTAAGTGCTTTGATTGATATTTTAGATAATATCTTCATACAAGTGACTTTATAGTTTAGACAACATTGTTTCTGCAAACTTCTTTGCAAACTTTATCAATGCCTTCACTGGTATTCTTAGCCTAAAAGTCGGGAGTTTCTCTCCATACTTATAATCTTCAAATTCAACATGAGTTATCTCGCTTTCATTATCACTAGTTAGTTGAATATGACCGTGAGCAATCGAATTCCTAATATGTCTTACAAATTTTTTTATCGTCCTTTCTCCCTTAAAAATAATAATATAATCATTTTGAATGTCCCAAGAATTATCTAGCCTGTCACTCGGAACACTATCATAAATAACTTGTTGTGGTATTACAATTAACCCAACACAACAATTCACAAACAAAGTTATTTCATATTTTTCTCCCAGCTCCAGAGGTGAGCATTGTTCATATTGCTCTAAAATACCAAGTGTTCTTTTAATAAAATCAATTTCAAATTTTTTATAACAGCTCATATTTTTTACATTTATTTTTTTAATGCTACTTACTAATAAGCAAGATACCAGCAACTGCTTATAAAATACTTCTACAATACGAAGACAGTATGTATTCGTGATATGAGTAAAATAAAACCCTAATGAAAGCTAGGCAATGAACCAATAATATATTTTTAAAGATATAGAACCAATATAGATTCAACTATAAAATTCATCAAGATCTAGCACAGCTCTTCTTATAGCTCGATAATCATTTTGCGGCACAGAAATAAAACCTGATTGGTCTTCTGCCCATTCTGCCTCAAATAAACCTCGCGGTTCTCGAGATGTATTTTTCAAATCAACATAACAACCATAATCAATACTATAAACATTATATCTTATACCTGGAGTCTCTTGGCTAGATACACTTTGTTTTATAATATGAATTACTCGCGAATCATATAAATAATCAATCAAACCATTTTCTGTATCAGTCCTCAATAAAAAAGCTCTTGCATTTCGCCTACCAATCACTTCATCAATAATCCATCTTAATAATCTAATAGCCTCAGGACTAGATGATACAGATTTTTCTTTATCGCGATTATACCATATACGTGCAGCATCTCGCACATTTTTAATAGATATATTAGCAGAAGAAGCCTTAGTTGCAGCCTGTATCAGAATATTTATTGCATCTCTAGGAACTCCCTCTGAAGCTCTAACAAACTCCTCAAAAGCATTTGTTTGAGTAAATGTAGCATTTATGAGTTCATCAGAATATTTATATCTAATATTTTCAGGCAACAACGAATTTATGTGCTTAAACAATAAATTCTTAAAAAAGTCTATTGATAGATATTCATTATTATCAAAAACCATAAATTCATCTAGATTTATACTGGTCATATCAGCACCTGTTTCAATACCAACATATTCAGATATTCCTTTTTGAATTTTAAAATTAGATCGATGTTCAATAGCTCCTATTTTTATTGTAATTCCATATATAGGGAATAAACATCGACGTAAAAGATCTCCTAAAAAAGGTTGTAAATCAATGGGAATCTCAGCCCATTCATCTAACACAATCCAAATTTCATGCGGTTTTATAATTTTTAGAATATCCCCCATTATTCCTCTAATTGAAGGAAAATGGATTCGATGATTTTCAAATCCAGAATTTACCATCTTCTCACCCAATTTTACACTATACGTATTTCCTCCAGATAAATTAATATTAGCAGAAGAAGTCCCCAAATTAATTTCGGATTTATTAGAATCTTCATCATTGAACTCTTTAGAGACTTCTTTAGTAATTTCTCCTGTTATTTGTATCTGAGAAATAGCACAAGAAAGCTTTTCCAACAATGGTCCTATTACTCCCATATGAATATTATCACTTGCGTTTTCAACAACAAATTCTATAATTTGATCATGAATGGCAGTAAATACATCAATTAATAATCGAGTTGCTCTTTCTGAAAATGGAATATTTCTATCAGAATATAATCCACCAGTAGACCCTATTAACCGAAGATCAATATAGATTGGACAATCATTATTTTCCTTTATTTTTGAACACAAATAAGTCAAAACATGTGTCTTTCCTGTACCTCTTCTACCATAAAGGATCTGATGGTCGGTATTCAATAAAAGTGTAAATAGAGAACCAATATCCACAAAAGTGTCAACAAGCTGATCCATAGAATATTTCTCAGCTCTTTTTTTCAATTTTAAAATAGCTGTATTTATTTCAAGTGACATATGTATCTAGTTATTCTTTTTACAAATATACTATACTTAAATTAATTGCAAAAAACTTTTATAATAAATAGTGAGTTGACCGGTGAAAAACTAATATTTCCTCAATAATCTTCTATTTCCTCCTGATTTTATACACCACCAACCTTACAATCCCTAATCCTATCAACACAACTAATCCCCACACACTCCAAGCTATCTGACGTGGAACTGTTGTTTCTTCATTCTGCTTATCCTCTTCTTTCATTTCCTGAACAATCGTCTGCTGATTATCATTCACTATAGCAGCCTGATTAATACCCATCATTTTATTCTCTAGCTTCTGCCTGTTGGATTCTCGTTTTGCGACCTTTTTCGTTTCAAAAAGAACCGGATGTTTACCGGTTGTACTATCTATTGCTTGCTTAATATCATACACCGTAATTACTTCTTCAACTGTTTCAGTTACATCTTCGCGTTCTGCCTTCTTCACTTGTTCTCTGAATGATGCAGTGTCTTTACGTTGATGATTACTCTCTGCATTAATGGACGTTTCCTGTTTCAGATTCGATTTGTGACTACCACAAGAGCATATTACTAATGACAGCAAAATAGTATAAATTAGTCGTTTCATGGCCGTACGATTACAGGTTTCATAAAGTTAGAGAACTCCTTCCGTACATCAAAACAAGGACAAGCCTTGATATACTCAAACGATTCTACCTCACCGTCATCATTCAGATCAGGCGATGTATCCCGGTGTCCGAGCACTTCGATGATAGGATACTCTTTACAAAGCTTTGCAACCAGGTTACGAAGTGAAACTTTCTGCCAGTCAGTCCGGGTATCAGCTGGTTTCCCGTTGGCATCCAGACCACCAATATAACAGATACCAATGCTGTGTTTGTTATACGAAGAATCCGAGAACCCTTTCGTATTACAGTGTGCACCATCGATGCTTAACGGACGTCCATTCTCGACAGTACCGTCAAGGTCTACTACAAAATTGTACCCGATCTGGTTAAAACCTCTCTGTTTATGTATCCGGTCAATGTCTTTTGCACGCAGATCCTGTCCGGCACGTGTGGCCGAACAGTGAATAATGATTGAATCAATTGTTTTCATTTCTGTACCTCCTTTATTTTATTGATTAACTCCAACGCATCTTTCTCCGATGCACATTTGATGATATTAGCTATTACACTGGGAAGCTCCGCAGCATGACTGCGTTTCCGTCTGTTATGTTCTATCAAACTGCGGAACTCGATATAGAGCACACCGGCAGTGATCAGCAAAGTAATGTATGGCAAAACATACCATGCAAACATCAATCCCAGTGTATCAAACATCAATCCAAACAGCATCAAGCGCCAGTAGTCACCGGCCTTGGCCACAGTCTTTCTAAGCCCCTTGCTCTGTATAGGCTCTTTCAGCGCCTTTGCAGTCTGAATACCATCCCACATGTCTATAAGCGTGGACAAAAACATAAGTAGCCAACATAGAAGAGTCACGCAAGCATGCCGGTAAAGATTTGAAAAGTCTAACGCAGACACAAAATTTAAAATTTCATTCATCTATCCATTTATTTATGATATTGTTATTTCATATTTCATACAGTTTAGTAGGCATGTATCCGTTATATTCTGATAACGGGAAAATAATGGAAGCATAGCCGGATATTACACTGGATTTATAATCGCTTACAGCTGTATCAGGAACATATATGGCGACTACATTAGATAGCCCTCCATACTCCAGGGTAGTCGGTGGAGTCATGGATTTAAAAATGACCGTCACGGAATTGCATCCGAAAAACATGCGCAGCCCTAAAACATCAAGATTCCCCTCAAACACAACGACTCTTAATTTTGTACAGTTATTATAAGATTGAGAGGCAGACTTTATTATATTTACGGGAACACATGAAGCCGCTATCGGGGTATTCTCAAACATTCCATACGACATGGAGTCAACATAACCTTTCAGCTCACCGAAATCACACTCTTCCAACGACACACAGTTTGAGAAAGAGGGTAAGGCAAAGGTTGTCGCAATCGAATCATACCCATATTCGAAAGAGTTGCATCTGAATTTTTTCAGCTTCGGACAATCAGAAAACCCTTTATTTATCGTATAGTGCCTTTCGGGAGGTATGATAAAGTCTTTCATCGTAAACTCCTCAAGCTCGGAACAATTATAAAAAGGCATATAATCACTCCCTCCTCCGGAAGCTAAGAATATGCAGGAATCCGGAAGATTCACTTTCTTTATCTTAGTTCCCATAAATGCACGTTGGTAGATCTGTTTAAGATTAGGGGGAAAGACAGCTGTTTCCAAATTGGTATTCTCAAAAGCCCCATATCCGATCTCCGTACAATTACTCAGACTCTCAAACCCGACCAAGGAAGTGATATTCTTATAATTTTCATTTTTATCACCTGACAGAAAGTATCTTGGTATCGATGTAATCAAGTCGGCTTCATCCCGGGTTAACCCGCCGTCACCGTTGACGTCCCATAGCTCAAAGACTCTTTGAGCGACTATCTTATCGGTAAAACGGATAAAATACTTACCGATCACATTCAGTTCCAACCTTTTAAAAGTTCCCCTCAGAGCCTGAATCGAATCCTCGTACGCATTCGCATACACATTCAGAGTACCGTCCAGCACCGGGTATTCATCCTCACCGGCCACACCTTCGCTGTCAAGACCTACATACGAGCCATCCGCCAAGGTAGCCAGCTTATCCAGCATGTCGGAAGTGTTATACGTTTCATCAAAACCGACGGCACGGACACGCTTCAACGAATGTCCGGCGCCTTGTCCCTGCTGGGCGTCCATGATCTGTGTCAGGAGCTTGATAGGCTGCATAAGCGGGCAGTCTGAAATGAAAAAGTCAGTGATTACGGCTGCGCATTCATCTATCAGGACACCACTGTTCTTCATTAACGGGTAGTTCTTCAGCACGAGGTAACGGGACAAGGCGTTAAACTCTACCAGTTCCAATCCGCCGCCTGCCGGAAGACGAAGCTGGGTGATGGAAGTCCCGTCGATGTACACCTCCTTCAGGTGGCTGCAGGCGGTAAGGTTCAGAGTGCCCGCCAGCGTGGCTATGCGTGAGAGCACAAGCTTCTGCAAGCTGACACAGTTGGAAAGTGTAAGCGACGAAATGGAAATCACAATGCCGGCAGTCTTATGCCCAAGCCGGATCTCGCGTAGCATCTTACCCTGTACGATCATGGAACCGGTGACGTTCTTGTCGTGCCAGTCCCCGATATCCTGCAGGTAGCTTGCCGCCTGAATGGCGTTCTGCTGGTCACCCGTACCTCCCAGTTCGATTTCCATATGGCAGACCTCACCGGCTTTCGTCCGTGTCCCACGGATGATGCTCGTACCGTTGGCAATGGCAGGGTACATATCCATGGCCGGGGTGATGTCATAACCGATCGAGTTACCGGCTGCACGTACTACAATGGTGTCCGTTCCATTGGCACTGAACAGGCCGAAACTATACTTCGACATCATGTACAGGATTCGTTTGGTGATCCACCGCTGTTCTGCCAGGTAATGATCACCGAGAGACTGTGTGATGGGGTCGGTATCGTTTGTATAGCGTCCGTCATTGTAAGCTATCTTACCGTTTTCGTAGCAATACTTCGCATCTGCGTTATAGGCGTTCTGAGGGAAGTATTCCTGCGCTACATCAAAGTAATACTTCTGGTAGAAAGCGTACAGTTTCTGTAAGTCGTTACCGGACTTCAACCCTCCCAACGTCTGCATGGCTGTCATGGAACTTCGCATAGAAGCAATTTTCTCGTCCGGGAAAGCAAGTTCCATCAGGTTAAAAAAGTTGTTCGTCTCACCGTTCCAGATAGCCGCCCCTGTTTCGTCCTTGTCATGTACCTCGACGCTGTATGACTTATCAGGCAATCCGCGGTTGGTGGTATCGAAACGAGTGTCGGCATCATCCACACGCCAACGCCATTTCGAAGTTTCAGTTCCAAAGCAATAAGGATAGGTATTTTTGGCACGTTCATCGGTACCGGCATTGAACTCGACGTTGTTCATGAAGAACAAACAATCATTGATTTCCCAGTATTGCGGAGCGTCATTTCTGAACTTCGCTATACGGGAGTTGATAAACAGTTCATTCAACTGGTCTGCCGTAAATGCGGACAGGTTTCCGGTATCCATGTAACCGGCCAGTTGCGTTTTCAAGTTTATGGTACCGTTCCCGATATCGGAAGCTATGAACTGACCGACGGAAGACTCGTAATAGTAAACATTATATTGGTTCACATCCCCGGCTTTCGCTATCCAGAACTCGTAGGGTTCGTTCTTGTAGGCGGAGACCTGTCCGTTCAGTTCGGTCAACGTACCGATGAACGGCTTCAACCGTGGAGAGCACTGATAGACGCAATTGTATGCCGGGATGAACTTGGATATATTCTCCACTTCGCCTTCACCCAAATCGAAACAGTTCTGCCCGTTGTACTGATACGCCTCTTCGTCTTCATTGTAGGCTATCAATCCCCGTGTCGGATTCCAGGGGACACGGAACAGGGTGAGCAGCGGTGAGTTGTCAGAACCTTCAATGCTCAACAGGTCAGGATAAGTATCCGTATCATACCCGAACGTATCGGCATCCCCCTTATCGGGACCAAAAGTGTATAGTCCACGGAAAACGTAGAGCGTTTCCCCTTCCTCGTTGATCTGTTTTTCAAAACATACAAAAGGAGCTTCCCAAACTGAGACACGCACTTTCCCGTCGGCTTGCATGGCTTCGTTCAGGATGCCAACCTCACGGATAAGGTCGGTATAGGAATTGACCGCACCGATCTTGTGAGATTGCATGGATGAAGCGTAGTTTTTCTTCGCTGTGAATTTACGCCCGGCAGGAAGATGGGGTGTCATCGCCCACTTCGCCCCCGCTGCGGAAGTTGTACCGTCCGCATAAGTGATGACAGACAGCTTCTTGTCGAGCTGGTAACGGGTATTCCAGATCCAGTATTTCATGGATGACGTACCTTGCCCCTTGGCCGTAACGTTATCGATAGATACGTTCCATTCAGGGTGCTCGTACCAGAACACCTCCAGCGTGCCTAACCGCTGAGTCTGGTCGGACATGGATGGGATGGTGTTGTCATACACCATCACATTCATCTGGTCTACGGTGTTGGCAAAGTCGATTTCCGAACCGTTGGAGTCAAGGATGTCATTGTAGGCTTTGGCGATCGCCTTGTCGGCACGCTCCACCAGCCAGTTGATGTAGTTTGTAAGTACACCGGCAGAGGTCAGACCGCTGTCATAGATGCGGATACCGTATACGTCAACGTCAGCATAGTCCGAGCCGATGGTTATCTTCCCGTCCTGCGCGAAGTAATCGTTGTTCTCATACGTGAACTCCCGGTTCTTAACGCCATTTACGTACAAGACGCACAGGTTGAAATCCTGATTCCCGTAAGCGTCCGGAATGATTGTCAATGTGAGCTTGGTACGCTTCTCCTCAAAAGTATGCAAACTCTGTACTTCATCATTGCGCTGCACTTGCGAGTGCATGATGATTTCGTCCGCATAGATATTCAGGCCGATGAAATTGTCGCCGTTCGGTACAGACATGGTGATAAGCGGCTCCGTATAATCGGTGACGTTCGAAACGAGGTAGTCCACCTCGATGGTCTTGCCTTTGCGGGCCGCCTCCTTCTCGAACGGTTTATAATCCACCGTGAGCAGACCGCCCGCCATGATACGAAGTACCTTGTTCCCGGCGCTGTCGGCCGTCCAGGCGTCATTGCCCCAGTTCATGCCTTTCCATGCGCAGGGGATGGCAGCGCCGGTCATCTCGTTGATGACAGACTGCCGGTTGGACTGCCCGTTGCTTCGGGTTTTCGGGTTCATATAGAAAACAGCCCCCGCGACAGCGGAATAACCCAGCGAGTTGTCCACCGGGATGACCACCGTACCGCCCAACTGGCTGTAACCGTCCATCACGGACACCTCGATGGCGAACTCCGAGTTGTCCAGCGTGTCAATCTCCATCGGGATGCTGAACGTGTGCCGGGCCTGCGTGGTGATATGGTCCTCATCGGAGGAGTATACCTTCTTCCCGTCCTTGTTCACGATAAACTCAGCGGAGGTGTTGACCTCGTCACCGTTGCAGATGGAGTAGTCGAACAGGGCGTTCTCCGTCCAGTTTACGGCTTTCTCCGTCACGTTGTTGATGGCAATCATCTTGACCGCCTCTCCGATGACGGCGCACATCACGTTGAAGGATACCGTTTTGGTGGCCACGCTGCCATCCACCGTGCTCACGTAGGCGGTGATCTTGAAAACGCCCGTCTTTCCCGGATGGGGGATGGAATAGTTATAGGCGGTCTCGGTATAGATATGCGTGCCGATGTTCTCATCGTATTCCCGGTTGTACCCGCTACCGACCACCGTCACGTGCAGCACCTTGTTCACATTTCCACCTATATAAAGGGGAAGCGTGATCGCTCCGGTATAAGCGGTCCACCATCTGAAGTTCCTGGCGTTGACGGTCAACGAGGTCAGGATCACCGTCCACACGAACGCGGGGGTCGTGACCTCGGTCACTTCCCCGGACACTTTCACCATGACGCTGTTCGTGCCGGAAGCCAGGAACTCGGTCACGTCAACGGAGGTAACGCCGGTGGAGTTGATATACATTTGCCGGACTACCACGTAGTCGCCTTCCCCGTTCTTTACGGATACCTGGCACAATCCGCGCTCGCCGGTATTCTCGTAAGGGTCCAGCGCCGAGTAGCGTTCCTGCGAGATGAATTTGAACTTGATGACGCAAGGTTCGTCCTTGCTGGCCGAAAGAGTCTTACCGTCCATTTCATTGACCACACGCACATACCGCTGTACCACGGCCTGCCCGCCCGTGGTGTTGATAGGCCCGCAGACGATCTCCCCGTTCGCCTCGGCATACAGGTCCGTACCCTCGATGAAGATGTTGTCAATCTTCCTCGCCACTTCATCCTCCATCAGGCTCAATGAACGTTTGAACGCGGTGATGGACTGGTTGATCTTCGTGATCTTATCCTGCAAGTCTTCCTCACCGGATGTATCGTTCACCCCGTCCACCAGCTCGTTGATCTTGCTGACCATCTGGTTCAGTTCCGCCGCCTTCAACGAGTCGCCGGCCGTGAACGTCTTTCTTAATTCGCTTACTGCCATAATCTACCCTAAATAATTAGCACTGTCCAGTGCGCTGTAATCCAACGTGAATACCGTGATTGTTTCTACCTTTCCGCCCTTGGTTGAAAGTGCGTGCATGATCAGGTTCGTTTCAAGCGTACCCGTGCCCGGTAAGTCGCTTTCGATGCGGCAGATACGGGCGTTGGTAGTGTTACCATGATCATCCGTGGTACGCCTGAGCACAAACTTGATATAACCCATTACCCTATGCGTTTAATTGTTCGATGTCCGCCAAGATCTGTTCAGTTACTGCCTTCTGCTCCTTCCAAGTCAGTGCGTCACTGTTGAAAGAGATACCCATCTCACCGTCTTTCCTCCAGTTCATATAGCAGACCGTCTCTTCGTCACGCACACACATGCCGGACACTTCCTTTTTACCATTCTTTTCCGTAATGATGTACTTGATTGTTACATCGCCCACCTTGCTGGTGGCGGATGTGTTGATGTTCCTCACTTCCATAATTATTCCTTTCCTTCAATTAAGTCACATACCTGGCCATATCCGCCGGCTACTAAAAATTCGGCGCATACGTCCTTTACCAATGTCGCCTCTTCGGTGGAAATCTCCACTTCGGACGGACTCTCGTTAATTCTCTTACATACCTTATAGGCACTGTACTTCCTGTCATTTCCGACTTTAGATTCCGAACCCAGCGCATACAACGCTTCGGACACCTTGTCAGCAATGATTTCCTTTGTCTCCTGACCCTTGTAATTTTTAAAGGGAACATTAAAATTCACTTTCATAATCTATTTATTTTGGTTTACTTAATGATAATCTCTTATACCTACCAGACATTACGTCCAAAAATAAAAACATAAGCTGCAGTATCCCTATTTGCTCCATCAGTATTATACGTTTCATATTCAAAATATGTATCACCTTTATTTCTAATTGCAGAAATACGCTTACCAGAAACCCCGTCTACTTGAATAATAGCTGAGTAATTAGTATGTTTTAAACCGTGATAAACTCTGTAATATCCAGTACCTGTTCTTGACACAGAAACCGTACCGGCTCCTCCAACCCATGCAGCAGCCCCGCCACCTCCTTGTTCACCAACGTATGTAATATAAAGCAAACCGGGTGCGTTCCACAAATCATATTGACGCTGTCCAAAAATATGCCTGCCGTATGATTCTATTGCGACGCCATTATCTGTATTAGCTACACATCTCAACGCATTACCACCGTCCCCGTAAGTTTCCAGCGTTAAGCAAGATTGACCATCATTTCGAATTGTCATCAAAGGATCATTAGCACTACCACCGCCGCCGTATTGATTAATACGTAAGAATCGTGTCCCGGAGATTTCAAGTTGTATCTTCGCGTCTGCTACGTTACGGGAATATATCGCGTTATTTTTGATCTCCCAGCCACCAAGATAGGCACCGTCAGTTACCGTAATGTTCCCAGTTGTAATTCTACCTGCCGCCAAAGCATTTGCGACGATAGTCTGGGCATCAATCAAATCCGTCCGGATATATCCCCCGCTGACAATCGTACTGCCCAGCATGGCCTTCTCAACAGCACTCTTATACGCCAAACTTCCTAATGTATTTGACAGGGCATCCACCTTTGATTGCGCTGTAGTAGCGGCACTGTTTATTGCGTCGGTCTTTGCCGTGTCAACATAGCTTGTCGTTGCTTTTCCGTTGATGGTGCCTTGCAGGTCAGCGTTGAAGGAGTTGAAGGTGACAGCTCCGATTATATCCAGATATTTGGACGCTATCTTTACAGAAGTTCCTTCAAACACCACCTTATCGGCTCTGATTGAGGCGTTGGAAATCAGATTACCGGCCTGATCGGCCGTGATGAAAGTACTGATGTCAGCCTGCTTGACTATCTTTCCGTCAACGACCGCATTGGCGAACAGCGTGGCAAATGTTCCGTTCCCCGTTACCAGACCGGACGTGTTCTTCAACGTGCCGTCAGAGTTGAACCTTCCTGCCACCACAGAGATGCTGTCCCTGTTTTGCTTGATAGCCGTAGCATTTGTCTCACCGGTTGCCTTTGCGGCATCGGCTGTGACACCCGCAGCGTCAGCGGCTTTCTGGGCGACACTGATCAAACGCTTTGCTTCCGTATCGTTCGTTCCGACCGTCAGCAGGATACTGTCGCCAAGGTTTTTTATGTAAGCGGTTGTAGCATTGCTGGCAGGGGTCCAGTGAGAAATTGAAAACGCTGCTCCGACTGCCTTGGCGGTCACGCATCTCAAGGTATCATTTGAATAGTTTACACCGCTACCCGAATAGGTGGCGTTCACCCATAAATCACCAATGTCATAAGCTTGTGCGTTGGTCGGCTGAGCCACGAACACCCGGCGTTTTCCGTCTGCGGTGTCCTGGGCTTTGGCGGCATCTTCCAACGCCTTGACGGTCTGCTGGTCCGTTATACTGTTCCAGCTATACGCCCCGTTCGCATTCTTTTCGAAACGGTAGGCCAGTCCGGAAGCCCGGTTGTAAAACATATCCTGCTCGTGTAGAGCCTTTAAAGCGTCTGTAGTCCATTCTACCGCCGGGATGTTGCTCAAAGTCGGTGCGTACTCAAAGAACCAGATTGTAAACTCTCTGTCCACCTGATCCTTAACGATGTCAAAGTCAGCCTTAAGGTCGGAAAACATATCATCATAGCTCTTGCCGGTAACCTCAGAGATAAACTGACCGAGGAACTTGTTAAGGGTTGGCGATAGGATGGTCACCTCTTTATTACGCAGCGTATACCCGTTGATACCCTTGCACTGTTTGATCGAAGGCGCGTCATCGCCCACGGTGGAAAGGATGATCGCGTTCTGGCGTGTTGCGTCGGTCCGGTTACCCAGCTGCACGATGTGGTCACCGGCAGACGGTTCCATGCTGCCCAGATCACAATCCTCGATGGACAAGTCTATGTAGTTTTTTCCGGTGGCTGTGACAAGCCGCCAGTAATATGTGTTGGAAACATTATGGCTCGTGCCTTCCTGCACATTGAATGTCTGGCAGCGTGCCTGATCGCCTGCCTTGAACTCTTGTACGATACTCTTGTCACCATCATCCTGTTCGAAGTAGCAACGGTAATAAGTGTCGTACACCTCTACTTTTGAACATTTCAAGCTTGCCGGAGTAAGGATGATCTCACCACCAACGTGGGACAGACGCTTAATGATCAGTTCTACAAAGTAAGCCAACTTCCTTACCAGCAATTCGTCCACTTCAAGGTAACTCCGTCCCGTCTTCTGATCATATTTCAATACGTATCCGTTACCCAGATCACCACTCACAAAATCGGGAGATACGATACTGAAGACATTCTTCAGTTCATCGAGGATGGCAGTAACAATCCCACTGTTGCTGACGATAATGCCGTGACCTTTATCCCCAAGCAACAGACCTTTAAGGAAAGTGATTATTTCTCTCGCGGTGTCTGCTTGATCCTTGCGAAGAAAAATCTTTTTTAATAAGTCATTATTCTTAAGAATTTCAAATAATGTGCGAATAGAAGAAAAAACGTTTATGTCAGATGGTACAGTTTTATCATCATTCTTAGTTATAATTTCAATCGATTGCTTTACTTTTTCTTGTATGAACTCTCGAATATCAGCAAGTGATGTTTTACGACCATCATTCAACTCAACACAATCGCTTTCCACAAGCACATTAGTATGGAAGAGTTCATTGATTGTTAGACTATCTTTTTTTAAAAGACTAAGTACCACATCAACTATCTGCTGGATTTCCTCCTCTGTCATAAAATTAGCAACTTGTTATTAACACTCCGATATCTATCTCTGTCAACTCTTCTGATGATTAGTTGGTTATCAGATTCACCCTTATCAATATTAAGAACCGGTTGTACAGACAAGCTGAACACGTAGCTATTAAGCCCTTCATTTACCTGATTCATTTCAGGGACGCTACTATCCTTACGCACATAACGCTCACTATCAAAATATACATAAGTACAACTCATTATTCTGTTTAACATTTCTGCATACCATACAGGGCAACCTTCAGCGTTACCTAATGTAAAAGCCTTCTGTGTGCTCTCAGACGAATATAGGTCAACTACATCTTCATCAGTTGTCACAAACTGCTCATTTGATACACTAAACCCCCAATTCATGTCTTGAAATCCACCAGGTGCACGCCAGTCAAAAAAATATTGCTTTTCCGCAATAAAAAAGAAACCATCTTTACGCTGCTTATTGTCTTTCATGGAATATTGAATAAGAGTCGTTTTAGACAACTCCCGTTCATCATCTGTAACCTCAAACATATCACTGGCAACACCATTTATCTCAAACCTATAATACCCGGTATTCAACCCTGAAAGAATGTAATAATAAAGCGTCATTGTACTATTCATAACCCACACTTTCCATTCTACAACATTTTTTTTGCCAGTCATTACATCGATTATGTTGCCAATAATTGGGTTAAACTCGGATACGGCAATCACTTCAATAAGTATCTGATCAAAAGAGGAAAACTTTTGGATATATCTACTTTCTATCCCAAACTTATCATTAGAGGGATTGAAGAACAACGGTGTAAAGGGACTCACTTTATACATATAATCCTATTGAATTGAATTCACAAACAGTTTATAATTCATGCCATCGTACTGCCCATACTTGCAGCCAACCTCTTTAACGTATCCGAAATACACATCGTTATCGAATATGCAACGGACTAACCCACACATGTCAGGGGGTAAAGTATCATCGTTTGTTATAAAGTCAAATTCACCAACCGTAAACAGCCCTCCATTAATATCTATATCAGCATTCTCTACAACACCGTTTATTACAATGTCTGCATTTCCCTCAGAGGAAGAAAACAACAGTGTTTTAGCAAATACACCAATAAATCGCTTGTTGGCCTCTATCATAAATCGTGGAGAGTACATAACATTGAACATACTATCAGGAGTGAGCACGCCAGATATGGTGTAGCCATCACGCACAAGCTCATAGCGCGATCCATTCTCACTCATTTGAGAGCATACAAAAAAGGTATCATTATCATTGCTTGAATCGGTAGTATCTTCACCCCTCTTTTGAGTCAACAGTTCAAAACCACACGCATCAGCCCTATAAGGGCTCTTCAACTCAAATACATTATCAGTCAAGGTAACACCCGTAGAATATTCATTTGTAAATCTGAACTCATCACGTCCGTTAACACTGTCATAATCCTGCTTTTCATACCCCACCTTTAAAGACGAATAAATAATAGAAGAATTTACGCTATATGATGGAGATTCAATATTATCCCCGATATCCTTTGTCACCCTACCAGAATACAAATTATTCCGGTGTTTGAATATTACTCTGTTTGCTTCGATTACAGGAACATAACCAAATTCAGCACACATCCAATCTTCAAATTTAGAGAATGAAGTATACAATTTAGCATTAGGTAGATTACGTATGCTTTCAGCTGCAACAATCAGAGACCTATCTAATCTCGTGTCACTTCCTAATTCAATCTCCCCAATAATACCATCTTTCCCCTCATTGATACTATTCAGTAACTTGTTCAAGAGTGTTTGTGGAGAAATGACATCTATCATTTCAGGTATAGACCTTGAATTAAAAGTCAGCTCAATCCGGGAAGAACTATCGACCTCAATGGTTCCTTTTGAATCTAAATTCGATTGCTCAGCTCGACTAATAATAAAAGAACAATGCAAAATTTCACCGGCAGCAATAGAGAAAGTCTCATTTAAATCAAATACAATACTGGTTCCATCCGGATAAAACAGACCATTGAATACAGAAACAGAAGCCCTCTTCTTCCTCCATATATATAATCTAATAGATCCTATGTTGGTCGCTTCATAACACTTTACGACAATCCTTCCTGACAGAGTTCCCGATAAATCGCCATTTTCAGATACGAAAAAAGGGTATGCCGATTCGTTTCTGGGAAGATCCATATATAAAAAGCCACTCCTTTTAACAACCTCAGCAGATGCGTATTCAACAATAGCATCCTTTTCATTAGAAGGGTTATCCTTATTAGAGCTAAAGACAAAAATAGAATTACCATTATCGTCTGTTTTATCGCCTACGATTACATATTTAATATTGTTTCTTAGCTCCAATCTATCATAATACAGCTGCTTCGCTTCTTTCATATCTTTCACAAGGTACTCAAATTGAGTTCCTTTCTGAGATTTAATTAATGAAGCAATACTATCATCAACTGAGTTCATAGAAAGAACGCCAGCCTCTATCTTCATCGACGAAAAATCGAGCGGACAACGGAATCGTAATTCATATTCATGATTGTTGGTAACAGTGTAAACCTCAATCATGGCAGCCGCCATAAGATATTGCTGCCTATATTCAGACAACAACAAATCATAGGCATCATTAATAAACTCAAATTTAGAGGTAAAAGTCCTGGTAATTCCACTATAATCAGTTCGCTTCAGAGAATAACTTACCTCTTTCCAGTTCTTTATAGCAGAATTGGAAAGTTCATAAGAGACTTCATCTATTATTAGAACGAACTTACATAACATACTTGTACGATCATATTAGGTTTCGGACAAATATAGAGAAAATGCCAACCGGTTTCCCAATTGGCATATTTCTTGAAAAGCACAAGTTGTGCTAAAGATCTATAACATTCTATTTTTCAACGAAATACAAAGATAGTCCGTCAAAAACAACTTTACATATTAAATGCCCGAAAAAGTATTTTCCGCCCAAATGAAATACGGCTACGTACGGTTCCAACCGGTATATTAAGAATATCGCTAATTTCATCATATGAATACCCTTCAGCATAGTAAGTAACACTTTCAATACAACAAGATTTTCGTGCGCAGCGTTGAATTATAGATAGCATGTCCTGCAGTATTGAATGACTTAGGACATCAAATGAAGAATATCTTTCTATCACATCAGGATAATTAACAAAAGGAATCAATGATTTCCTATGATATTGAGTTATATATGTGTTTTGCATGACGATCAAGCACCAAGGCTTCATATTTCTATTACGGTCAAATTTATCTCGGTTAACCAGCATCTTATATACGGTATCACTCGCTAAATCCTCTGCATCTTGAATGGAATAATAATATCGTCTTGCCATTCTAAGTATCCAAGGATAGAGATCTGATAGTTCTTTTTCAAAATCCATCACCATCCCTCCTTACTGCCATTAACTTACCATTCATACAATACTCTACATGTTTTCGGTGCATGATACTTTGTTCATGCAACTCTTGCGCAGACCTTTGTATAGAATCAATCAATGTATCAGTCCCAATAGGCAACGAACTAAGCTGTTGTTTAATTGCTATAATCTCAACGGATATCCGTTTGTAGTCACTCTCTAAAACTTGAAGTTTAAACAGGATTTTACTGCATAAATAATGATTTATGCAACGTGTGTAGTTTCTTTTATTCATAATGAAGTCGTTTGTGATTATTAAGAGATTACTAACGACTTCAAGAAAAATTCGACAACAGTAGAAAAAAAGGAGGAACCGCTACTGGCTCCTCAACTTATGTTTGATATCTACATCGGCCTGATGGACGATGTTAGCATAAATAGCTGCATTGGTTGCATGATTGATCGGCATTTTAAAAAAAGTCATCATAAAAGCTATTTCAGCATCAAATGACGCACGGATCTGATCAGGAGTTAATTTATTGGGATGTACCTCCTCTTGCCGCATTTCGTCATTGCGTTTCTGCTCAAATAATGCCGTCCGTAGTAGCTCTTCAACTTTCGATTTAACTTGCTCTTCCGTCATTGTCAGGCCACCACAATCAATCATTTGAAGTATTTCACGAACATCATCATAAACATTCAAGGACATTAGAGTCTGGCATATCCTAAGCAATAAAATATCTATTCTCTGTTTTGTGACATCTTCGTATTCAACCAACATAGCTTTTGTTGCAACAGGATTAACAATAGCCCGATATTCACCTATTAACTTTATCGCACATTGATTTAGATGCTCTTTGGGTAATACTTCACCTGGTGCGCAAAGCACCAAATGATTTCCACATAGAAGTTCTATGAACTCGGAAAGAGTTAACTGATTTAACCTGCTTTTCATAATTTCCTTAATTTGTATAATTCAAACTCAGCATCAAGAGCGATTTTCCGTTGCTGCTTAATACTTTCTTGTAGTAACTGGTTCGTCCTGTCAACCCGTTTTTCCAATTTAGAGAAATTATTATTCACAACTGTGGTATGATTGACAGGTCGAGAGTTTTCAAAAGAACCCGGAAAGACATTAAGTGGTCTCCAATCAGGTAATCCTCCCATTTGCTCTACATCCGGAAGAACCTGGGCACCGTATGGTAAATCTACAATCATAGGAGTATCCGGAGTGATCCAAGCCATACCGTTATACAAAACAGCTTCGCGCTTTCCTGCATCACCAACGAGAGCCTTTCCTCCGGGATGCCCATTGCCTTTAGTACCTTCAGCATAAGAAGGAATCGGAGTTGCCGCTATCGTTGCAACTTGTATAGCTCCCATCGCTCCCACTATAGCTGCCAAGAATAAATTAGGGAGTGCTTGGGTTATAGCAAGTGCAGTAGCAATACCGGCCTGCGCCATACTTGTAGCCTTATCCCATATAGCCTGTTTCTTCGCAAGTTCCTGTTTCTTTTTTTCAAGCTCCTGATTTTTCTCTTCAGTCCTTTGTTTTGCAGCACGTTTTCGTGCCTCGGCCTCTTCTTCTGATATGGCTCCGTTTTCTGTAAGGTTCACAATACGCTCAATATCCCTGTCATAAGCTTCATCATTGGCATTCTGTTCACTCTCTATTTTTTCAATCTGTCCATCATAAAGAGTAGCGATCAAGTCACCAATAGTACCAATAACCTGAGAGGAAGTCTGTAACCACTTCTGTAAACTCCTTATACGTTCCTTATGTGCTTTATCATCAGCCTTATTCACTTTTTCGATAGCATCAATCTCGATTTCTGCCTCTTTTTGTGCGAGTTCAGCTTTGATCTTCTGTATCTGCTCAGTAATCTTGATTCGATCCTCAGCACTGAGATTTTCAACGCGAAGCTCCTGCTCTAAAGCATCAATAGCGGCTTCAGAGGTTTTCCGGGCATAATATAAAGTCAATCGATATTCTTCTTCATTAAACTCCTGCCGGGTTATCTTCTTCTCTGCAAGCTCTTTTTTCAAAGCAAGCATATCCTGTTGATACTGCCTATCACGAATGATTTGCTCTGCGGCAGCATTGTCAGCAATCAACTGAATCTGTCCTGAAGCATAATTTTCTTTCAACTCCTGCTTTTTCTTTTCGTACTTATCATTGATAAGAAATACATCTTCACCTGTTTTTTTCGCTGCATCTATTTCAGCTTTACGTTGTAAGTCAAGTTGAGAGATTTTTAAGTCAAGCTCCTCTTTTGAGCCTTTCTTTACTACTTCAAGAGCATTTGCAATATCTTTCTTTTCACGATCTGAATTATATTTGATTGTATAGTCATTAATAGCTTTCTGCATCTCTTTAGCGATGGCATCCCGTGCTTTTTCCAGTTCCTTACCACTTCCTTTCAGTGCCGTTAATTTCTTTGTATAACTAAAAGAAATTTTAGCAAGCTCTTTCTTCAACCCTTCATCCATAAGTGAAAGTTTGGAATCTTGATAAGCTTGTTGTATTTTCAATTTTTCTTGTGCCGCTTTCTCTAATTCGCGCTTTTCTTTGTCTGTCAACACCTTCACATTATTACCATTCTCAGTATGCTGCTCAATATATTCTTTTTCAAAAGCATCTACATTTTCAAGAACATATTTATACTTTTCTGATTCCTTTTTAGCTTCAGACCACAATCCAAACTGGAAATTTCTTTGTTTTTTGTAGTCAGAGAGTGAAGTTCCAGACTGAGCACGAGTAAACATATTACTATCTTGCATCGCTTTAGTAACGCGCTGATATGATCGTTCTGCTTCATCGGCAACCTCGCCATACTTTTCTATTTCTTTACTGAGATAATTCCTTTTATCCTCAACAGCGCGTTTAAATGCCTCCTTAGAATCTATACCAGAATTCATATACTCTTGCCACGCATCTTTGATCTCCTGAATATAACGTTCCTCTATTTTAAATTCAGAAGATAATTCACGCTGATTCCTAATCGCTAATTGTATAGCATCATTTTCTTTCTCTTCCAAAGATTTCCAATTATTCGCAATATTTCGAATTCCCCGAGCAAAGAAATCAATTGTACTCTTCATCACTCCTTTTGAGTTGGAAAACGTTAACATTAATGCCTCCCAGGCTGAATCTAACCCTGCCATTGCCCCTTTAACGTTATTTTCCATCGTATGGGCCATATCAGCTAACTCCTCATCTACTCCAGTTATTTGCTCTCTCAAGGGAATTATTTTATCAGCAGATGTAAGAAAAGCGTTAAAAGCTGCTACACTACGCTTGTCTGTCAATTCAAGAGTAGTATTAAGATCAATACCTTCTTCTTTCAACTTTTTCAAACCATCTACAAGTTCTGGTAAATTTTTCACAGGCTTACCAAGAGCTTGAGCTAATTTACCAGATCCATCCGCAAGATTAAGCAGAATATTCCGTGTAGCAGTGGCCGCCATTGAAGCATCAAAACCAGCATCAGCCAATTTTCCTAATAATGCGAGAGTATCTTCAATCGTAAAGTTAAATGATTTAGCAACAGGTCCAACAATAGGTAAAGCCGTGGCAAGGTATGAAAATGACAAAGCACTTCGAGAAGTCGCCACCGCCATGGCGGACACATAACGTTCAGTCTCTCGTGTATTTGCGTTGAACATACGAAGAGCTGCGCCAGATAACGAAGCTGCATCTGCGAGTTCAGCACCAGTTGCTTGAGCAAAACGCAACACAGATTCTGTTGCATTTAGAATTTCTTCACGAGTGAATCCTAATTTAGCAAGTTCTATTTGAAGTTCGGTTGCTTCAGAAGCTGTGTATTTAGTAGTAGCACCCAACCTCTGCGCATCGGAAGTTAGCTCCTTTATTCTATCTGAAGTTGTACCTAAAATAGCAGCTAACCTACTATTTGCAAACTCAAATTCGACAATAGAACCAACTCCCTCTCTAAGTTTAGTGAACAAAGCAACAACACCGCTAACTACAGCTTGTCCACCAACATATCCAGACACAAGCCCTTTCATTCCAACATGCACTTGATTCAATCCAGGTGCGAGTTCAGTTTTGAGCATCATACCGGCATTCTTAGCAATAATACCCATGTTCTGCATAGATTTATTGCCGTTTTGAAGGTCAATCAATGCAGCCTTTACTTCTTCCCGATAGGCACCGACTGTCATTTTCTGCTGAGTATATCGGTCTGAATTACGTTTCACATAATCAGTATTTATACCTATTGTAGAATTGAGACGTGCGAGCGTTCTGATGTAGTTTTCATCAGTATCTTTCAGGACATCAACAGCCTTCTGTAATTCCTTATTAACAACCTTTGCTTCCGCCTTACTATGAACTTCCTTATTGGTAAGAGCCAGCGCAGCACGAATCAACTTCATTCGTTCTTCTTCACTCAGAATATATTTCCTACGAGTATTTAACCCGGAATTCTGAGCTTTTTCCAAAAAAGCCTCTGCTTTAGCTGTCTTTTCCAAAGAAACCGCATTGTCAATGCTTGCTTTAGTCAGTTTCTTTATCTCTGTGGTAGATAGCTTTTCGGCATTCAACCGCTCTTCTATCCTTTTTTGTACTGTTTGAGAAATCTCAGACTGTTTTTTAAGAGCATCGGAAAGTTCATGTGAGGCCGAGGTAGCAGTCTTAGCCTGGGTAATATAGAGAGTATTGAGTTTATCCAGATCGCCTGAAACCTCAACATTCACTTTAAGCCCTTTCGCCAACTCCTTTGCCGCATTCGCATAAGTAGCTTTCACCCGTTCAATGGTGGCGTCCAACTCTTTTATTGACTCGATCTCACCTTCTTTGATAAGATCGGATATTTGTATATCTCCCATTATAAATAGTGCCTATATTCTACAATTTTTCCTATTATCTCCTGCCCTATCCTATCAAAAGCATACGTACCGTCACTCTTTAAATAAACGACATATATACACCAGTCCAAGATAGCGGCTTTACGAGCAAGCCCACTAATACGGTAAAGCTCGCTTTGCATTTTCTTATTCTCGCAAGCACAACTCATTTATATCCGCAATTTCTAAAAAAACGATTTATACAAGGACGCATAAACATAAGATTGAAATATTCCTTGGCAGTATCGCTCATGCAAAGGATCTGTTCACCATATTTCCGCTCAATATCCGGTCCCTCTTTAAACCCGGAAGAACTGATATGTAATCCTGTCCGAATTCTCTCTGCATGAATACTCTCATAGAAAGAGCCAACAATGAAAAGGTTTGGAACTTCTACAGGACGCGGAGGCAGATACAATTTCTCCCCACGGATTGGAGGAGTAATCTTCTCTTTCCATCGTTTGTATGCTTCAGCACGATTTTGCCAGGGACCGGGTTCACTGAAATAACTATCTTCGTCGTAGCTCGGACTTAACAGATGTTCGGTACCATCCAAACCACTATATAATTGTTCATGTATGCTATCAATAATCTCTTCCTGACGTTCATCCAGGCATTTGACACACTCATCTTCTAAACCGATAGCGATAGCATGAATGATCTGACTTACTTCTTGCAAACTGGCCATACTATTTTAAATTAAACGGGCCGGGCTGCACCAACAACCCAGCCCGTTAGATTCACTTCTTCTTTTTCGCTGTAATCGTATCATAGACATCAGAAAGCATCTGCTTTCTATCGCCTTCATTACGATCTTGCCAAAACACATCAACATGCTTCTTTATGAACGCTGCCTTTGTCATTGACCTTACAGCGTCCTCGACAAATGTTACACCTTCAAATTTCATACTGCCTGTTCTATCCCTTTAATACCATTTTTGAATAATACCTCCGGGGATTTCAATACAGGCACTCCAGAGTCCTTAGCAACAATCGTAATTACTCCATCAGCATAAGTAGCTGAAGTAACATTACCCATTACTTCAACAGCTTTGTCGGCAATTAACTGTCCAAACTCCTCTGTACGATCATAGCCTCCGATCTTCTCTAATATTTTATATTTGCTATCGGAACCCTGTTTTTCCAGTACAACTTCAACCAAGCCTTTGAGAAATTTTTTTGGATTGAAATCTAACTGGAAATAATCAAAATTCAACTGGCTGTCTTCAGCGTCCATATGACAGAAGCTGACAGTCATCGTAGATTTCGCCCCACTGGTAGGGTATTGCGTTACGGTTGGGTAGACAGTAGACATTGGAATGCCGGCAAGCAAATCGGTACCATCATTATAACCGATAAGTATATTGTCCGTATTCCAAAAATACACATCCCACTCTTTATTTGCGCATTTCAGTAATTGGGCATTTAAAACCTCATCAAAGCGACTTAAAGTAAAAGTATCGGTTTGAGCATTAAGCCCATTGAATTGATTAGGTCCATAGCCAATCGCACTTACTTGAGCTTCACCACCATTTTTAGCATATTCCAATATTGGAAATATAGGATAAATCCGGTTAGGACGATCGGCATGGCACATTTCCGATAACTTTTCACCTGTAATATCATCAGACAGTTTCGTTCCAGGTTCAACCATGATTGAGCCTCTCACTTTCGACCAATCAATCTTACAAGCGGAACCACCAGTATTCAACTGGGCGCTTTTACAATTTCTAATCTTTCTCATTTTCTTCTACAATTAGAATTTCTTACTATAATTTCCATTGAGCGAATATTAATAGCATCGATGGGCTCGCTCACAGCCTCACCGCTCTCTGTATAAGCTCCATATCTACCATAGCTATAATTCTCTGAATAACTATGCTTGATTTTATCATCAAAATCCCAATCAAACCGATTGTCTTCAAGCAACACATCAAACAACCGGTTATAAATAGGCCGAAGTATATTTTGGAAGGACATTACTCTTCTCTCCTCGTTACTCCAATCCTTTCTGGAAGAACAGGCAATAATAAGAGATACTTTCTCTTTAGAAAAGTAATCAATACTATCCCGGGACTCGTTTACAGGACAAAACAGGGCAATTAGAGGGAATTTTCCCTGAGACTGGGATGGCGATTTACTATAAGTGTCCAATTGATCTTTGATATATTGGCTATTACCGAATATGTAATTCAAATCAGGATTCTTAATAGTAACAAACTCACCTTTACCATCAGGATACAATATTTGCAAATCCTCAGATGCTTTTTTTACGACTTCTCCAAATAGTTCCGTAACGTCTGTCATAGGTTAAAAGTATTAATGTTGGTCAATAGATTCTTATCAATCTTCACATCAAAGGGACAATCATTAGACGAGATCCATGCGGCGAATAGCCTATTCTTTCCAACCATTGCATTCCAAGTGCTTACTTGTCTCCTTATCGGTGATACATACTCATTAGCACACTTCAAACGAACCAACCCGGTGACAGTAGCCTGAGAATTCATATCACGGAGAATATGAAAGAACACATAATAAGCAAACGCTTCTCGTATCTTACTGCACAAGACTGCATATCCGGATTCTGGATCATCAGATTTTACCTCTTCCGTTTCTTCTTTCTCCTGTTCTATAAGCTCCAAGTAATCAGTAATCGCGTCAGCAAGACTTTCTCCAACAATATGCAGTAGAAAATCATATTGAAATGCTTCTATATAGCCATTTATAGCCTCATTCACTGCAAGGGAGTTTTGACTTGGCATTTTGGCAACAGAAGCATTCTCAATATGCAACGGGCCTGACGTAAAGAATGAAACATCAATCAACATAGCAATAGTTATTTGGAAGTCTTTCTACCTGTTTTCTTTTCATCAACCGGAGAAAGACTTTTGTTATCAGTTTCAGTCATAACTTTAGAATCTTCTACAGGCAATTCCTTAGAGTCACCGGCAGGAATATCCTTATTGTCTGTTATCACTGCTTCAAGTTCAGCAATACGAGCTTTCATACTGTCACGTTCTGTTGTCAGTTCAGTAATGATCTTATCTTTCTCCGTAATAGATTCAGTAAACTCACCAATTTTCGCATCTTTCTCTGTGAGCATACATTCCAATGTCTTTCGAGCATCTTCCTCTGTTACCAAACCGCATTCGGAAATGGGAATGAGTTTAATCACTCCTCTACTAATCCGAATGCGTTGCTCTTTAAGCACATTGGTTACATCCTTGTCGTTACCTCTAAGTATGTAATCCATAATCTTACGCTTTAGTTATTGCAGCTTTCAACGCAGACAAATCTCCATAAGCGAAAGCCCATGGCATATAAATCGGGAAGATAACCTCTTCCTGTGCCATAAGCACAACCTCGTTACAGAGCTTGGATTCCACATCTTCAGCCCATTCAAGCGACAAAATGGTATAATCTACCAAATTTGCAGCCTGATTAAAGTCGCCAATAAGATACTTACCGGGAAGAATGCCGCCATATTCGATAATAGGACGACCAGCGATATACTTCACGCCATTAACCATTTTAATAATGCCGAGATTACGACCTGTCGTATCTTTTTCAGACTCCATACCATTGACGGTCATCGAATTGAGAACAATAGCGTTAGGGAAATACTGGGCATATGTCATTGCAGCAAAACCTGTTTTAACAACATCCTCGGAGTTAGGTTCCTCGATATTCTTGAAACCAGATTCATGAACACTGAATGTCATCTTATCGATTGCAGTTTCAGCACCCGTGAAAGCAACGCCAGTAATGAGAATACGGCCATCTTCCATTTTTACAATAGCGTGCGTTTTGTTCAGTTCTGTGAGAACCACAGCATTTGCAAAAGTGATACTCATTCCGTCAAGAATCAAATCCTGAGGTTCAGTAAACTCAACGATTACATCTTTGTCATCATTGTAGCCTGAAATTGATTTCACACTACCGGCAGCACCAGTAAGGATGGCTGTACTAATAATCTTCTCTACAGAAGTTACTCCTGGATTATTTACAATACCCAACAAGTTTTCACCGTTACCGTCACCAAACAGGATGTTCCAATCTTCAGCCATCCAAACAGCTTCAGGAAGCATGTTCAAGATATAAGAGCGAATGTACACTCTTGACTTCAACATACGTTTTGAAATACGGATATGGGTACCAAGACGCTTTGTACCGGTTTGTACTTCTTTAACCTTGATACTTGATTCCGGTAAACGACCGTTTTCCGTCACAAAACGGGCATTACGATTAAAAGCATATACTTGTGCGTAGGCAAGTTGAGGATAAGCAGGATCGCCACTCAATGTCGTCAAGACATCGCGCATATGAATCTTTTTATTTGCGACCTGTGAAACTACCCGTTTCTGCTGTTGGGTAATCAACAAGTCACCGCTATAGTTGTCTGTCATGGAAACGACATCTTTCAAAGAGAAGCCGTCAAACTCTCCTGATTTACGGGTCTTGCCTTCAGCAAAGTCCTTGAATTTCTCTGAATCAAGCATTTCAGCCAACTTTTCATCAAACTTGTTGATAGTAGTCATTGACAAGCCCTTCTGCTTCATCTTTTCAATACTTTCACCAAGACTCTTCACCTGCTCAACAAGTGTTTCATTATCTTTAACCAGTTGAGTGAACTTCTCACCGTCGTAGGCTTTCAACAATTTATTGATTTCTCCGAACTTTTCAGTCACTTCATCCGGTGTTGCAATACCTTCCAGTGACTTGTTGACTACTTCACACATCATACCAGCAATGTTTTCCATGAAAGCTTTCTGTTCTGCTGGCAAACCATCTGTTTTCAGATTAAAATCTGATACTACAAATTTTTTAATAGGCATAAAATTCAAATTTTAAGTTATTTATTCTCGAAACAACTATTCAAACTTTTGAAATCGAATAAAGTGCCATTATCAGCGGCTTTAGTCTTTACTTCTTCTTTACTATTTTCCGGATCGTTCTTTTCCTGAGTGTCGCCTGACGGCTCAGCCTTTCCGGTAGTGTCATCTGAAGTATTTTGTAGAATAGTATTCGAACGATATACTTTTCCCCAACAGTGGGGACATCTTACATAATTCATAAGATCCTGCAAACTCTTTTGAGTGAATTCTTTCTCCTCTGACTTTACAGAATCAATAAGAGAAACTACTTGAGTTCTAATCTCTGGAGTGAGCTTCTCCATTTCTTCTCTTACGATGTCCTGCGTTATCCATCTCTGATAATCGGCAGCGTAATCTAATACCTGTTGCGCAAAGGTATGCTCCGTTTCTGCATCATAATCAAATTGATAACCGCAATGAGGACATGAGACAACGGTGCCACCGTTGAGGCTCTTTAGCAATAAACTTAATTCCATATCGTAACCTTTTAAACGTTCATCACTATATCCATGCTGCAAGAACGCTTTTCGAACGAAATCAACAGCTTCCTTTACTTGGTCGGCAGTAGCAGATTTGATATTCACAAGGAATGTTTGAGGATTGCTTCCCCAACTTGTCAATGTAGAATATTCCATCATACGCCATTCAAGCACTTTACAAGGATCAGTCAAATCCCTTTTGATAGCTTTTACTCCGATAGAGTGTTCAAGAGTTCTTCCATTCTCTGCAAACAACTTATAATCAGCTAACGTGTCACGGCCAATCTGTTTTTCAAGATTCAACTGGCCAACCATAATTAAATTGCCCTCTGTTTCCTTACCACTCAATGGAACCCCCAACAATTGATCCGGACGGTGATTCAAGAACCAACGCATACGACCAATATTTTCCTTTAAAGTCTTGTTGAATGATCCGGGCATGGATACGTCTTTCTGTGAGTCCTTCACACCGATACCGTTCACCGCGACGGTAACGATACCCTTCTCATCAACATCATTTGCCTTTGTCTTGTACTGAAGGCTTTTGATTTTCTCTTCCATTTTCAACTTCACTTTTTGTGTTAAGACTAAATATTTGTTTAACTATATCTCGTTCCTGGTCCGACATCTCAAATAATGTTTTGTCGAACATAGGTTCCTCAAATTTACTTTCACCGATTTGCGCTCGCCAATCATTATAGGTTATCAAGCCGCTAAGAAACTGATCTTTACATCTGGCATTTATATTGGTTTTAACTTCCTCGGATTCTTTTAAACCTTCCTGTAGACAATCCACATTGGAGAAATCGCAATCCAAATAATAGCCACTTGATTCAAGCCCCAAGAATTGAGTAAACTCACTACAAAACTGTTTTGCTAACGGAATGATAATAGACGAATAAACCCCTTTCTCGGCAGTAGACTGATTGCTAAAAGTAGCTTGATCTTTACGAGGAACTAACACGGCAGGAATGCCATAAGCACCTGAAATACTAATTGCATCAGCAAGTGTTTCCTCAAACGGTTGCAATTCTGCAATAGTGAGATTGGTACGTACAAAAGCTAATGGAATATCAGATAAGCCATATGGCATCTGATTTTTTCCTACCCCATACTTGCCATAATGCTGCTGTAATATTTCTTTTTTCTCATTCTCAGTCATTGCAATAGGTCCGGATTCATCCTGTTTCATGTTAATAAGGAATCCCAATCCACCACGTTTCACATAAATAACATTGCGAGCTTCATAAACCGCAATAAGGTTTGATATCGGTTTCATCTGTGAAAAAAGACGGCTTCTGGATTTCATAAACCCATTTCCAGAATTATAATTTACAAGCCCATCTCTATCATGCCATATTTGATAAGCAGGAATATTCATTGTACTAAATATACCATAGTTCAAACGATAGCCGCTGATAATATCCTCCTGATCAGCTATGCCAAACAGAGGGGTACTATTGCCTAAAACGGGAAGTACATCTACACAATCGGCAGGAAGCTCCCAATAATTTGAACAATAACGCCATTTTTCTGCATTTGAGAAACTATCAGACATTGCAGCACGTGTAAAACTGTTGCCTAAACATAGTTTATATACAAAATGCTGATATACATTTTGTTTCCATGTCATCAAGCAATTAGGTCTGAGAAGTATCTGATTCAGACTCTTATTAGCCCAAATTATACTATCATCCTTAACTTTCTTAAATTGGAAATTTGCTGAAGCAATACGAGAAGCTATATAGTCAATTGGAAAAGAAACTTCAGGTACAGATCCAAATAATGTAAGAAAGTTATGGGAACAGGTATATGGAGAAGAAAACAACTCATCTACCCAAATATTACTGGTAGTAAGAGTTTCCTCTTTTTCTTTGCCTGTATCACTTGTAACTTCTACACTTGTATCCTGAACAGGTTCATCCTCTGACTGAGATTTTTTGCGAAACCAACTCATTTATTTCTTATTTGAAGCAAATGTAGAGATATGGATAATCGGTTTCGCAAAACACCAAAATCTTGAAAATAGAGAAGTCCAAAAACAAGGGTTAATAAATTATATAACAATGCTTTACGCAGCAGATGATTCTGGGAACGATTTTATTATATGATATGCTAAACCGCTTAAAATAATGCTTGCACTCTTATTTTCACTATTCAAGTTGTAGTCCATTAGATTAGAAATGAAATTATTATAGTCCTGAGATTCCTCTAGTTTTTTGGGAGACAAGAGAAAATTATTCTTTATAAAATCTGATGTAGCAGCTATTCGCTTATCCACATCGGAAAATTCTTTTTTTACCTTTACCTCGGTACCACGCATAACTTCTCTTAGCTCACGTACAGTCTGATAATATGCAGACGAACATTCAAACAAACATGTATTCGCCTCATGATCCAAACAAGCGGATTTGATTTCCTCTATGGATGACGTTTCTCTGAATAAAGCATCAACCAAATGCCATTTTTCGCCACAACGGAAAGCCTGAATGAAAACAAACGTGCCATCGACATTCGGCATAACATACATAAGTCGCTGCGAGTAGATATTTTGTGAGTCCGGATTAAAGAAACCAAGCATACCCTTACTGCCATACAGATTACGTTTGCGCCTGTTACTGAATTCTGTATATTGCTCATTGCACAAGTCCACTACAACATACCTGAACGTATCAGATAAGTGCCCATGCTCTTCATAGCTTTGCATAGTCGTTTTGTTCTTCACCTTAGTTTTAAGAATGGCACCGTTGGCATCTTTTTGTACACTCATGTAGTCCTCAATAGATACAGAACATGATTCGTCAATGAATATCTCTACGCCAGGGACAATACCATCAAAGATAGCATTGATAAACTCACCGGTCATCGCTACACTCGGATTCTTGTTGCCTACCTTATCCTCGATCTCAAATCCTTCTTTCTGCAACGTGTCTATAAATAAGTCCATCCATGACCGTTTCTCATCATCAAAACTATTTGCCGATTTTGTTGAAGCATCCCCATGAACATAAACCTTATCGCAATACCCAATAGATTTCAAATACTTGGCTACGAGTTTAGAAGATTTCTTCACCGTGTTGTTTGGGCTTTCACCGCACGTCTCATGGAACTGCCAAACTTTGGTACCGGTAGTAAAATCGACCTGCCAATATGATACACTGATATATGGAAGAACGTTATTATCAACAGAAATATGAATAGGTAGGCCCGGTATATATTTATGTTCACCAGAATGCTTGCCACGGTTAAAGGAGCCGAAGAACTCGCTACCGGTACGAATGACACCCCATTCCCCTAACGCATACACATTGTAATAGTCCGGATCATTGATACGGTCTTTTTCAAAATCGGCAACACATTGCTCATCATAGTAACCGTATGTTCCGTCAGGAGAACCAACTACCCAGAAGTTATTTAAATATGTAGACTGGATCAGCACCGTATCACTTGGATGCTCTACGATCTTCTTTGTCCGGACATTCATTATCTGTTTTGGCTCATTCATCCGGAGCGATTTCACCTCTGTTAGCTCACTGGGTATCTTCTTCCCTCCCAGTATAACTTCCATAGGAACATCATGGAACTTATCCTTATCGAAGATTTCCTTTTTAATCCAGTGTGTAATCTTGATCGGATTGAACGAACAGATAATTTGCTGGCCATGCTTACCACGCAAACGTTTTCTGATCTGTTTAAAATCCCCATGTTCAAAATCAGAGAACTCTTCCAGGAACACACGTTTATAATTTTCCAAACCTTTGATCTTCTCTGAGTCATCTAATCCGGAGAAGGTTATCTTAGCACCATTGAGCAAACAGATAATACGTCTTTCTTTGAAATCAAATAAATCGTAGACATTCAAGGTTTTTGCAGCTTCCTTGAAGGCTTCATAAATAGAGTCTTTTAGAGCAGAACCTACCTTACGAAACACCTTGGTATTTTCCCCATCCTGCAATGTCATAATCAGTATGGACTGGGCAACACTAAATGATTTAGCGGATGATGAACCACCATATAAGATGATGAAACGTAATGTAGCATCCTGTAGATACTTCAACAGGTAAAACGCATTTGGATTTAATTTCTTATGGTTTATAATCATCTTCTGACACTTTGCTTTTACTCACAGTCGGAATAACAATCATTTTTGCTTGTTTTTCCTATCTTTTTGTAATAGTAGAAACATTCTATCTAAATGCTACTTATCTTCATCATCAAATCCGATGCGTAACTCACCGATCTTCTTTCCATCACCACCGTTCAAGGTGACGTTTTTGTCCGCCTCCCATCCATTCCAAGCCCCTAATAACCGGGCCGCTTCTGTTTTACCATGATATTCATAGATGACTTCTCCCCTTTTATTTTGTACCTTCTTCAATGCATTCCGGGCACGCTTCGGGAGTTGAGACGGGCTTCTCATCTTTATTTTTCCGGTTACAGGATCAATATAATGCAAATCATCAGTATCAGCCTGAACAATATCCATAAGCACTTTCTCGACAGCCAATCGTTTTATCTCAGAGTCCTTCGCTCTCTGGCTCTTTATCTCTTCTATCCTTAGACTAACCTTAGAGTTTTTAAGAAGTCTACAAGCGGTAACCCAAATGGACTCAGCTTTCATCTTCGAGGCATCATAAGCCATACGATAGGCTTCGCTTGCATTTCCTTCCGTATCTACATAGTACTTACAGAAATTCTCTTGTTTGAATGTTAATGGTTTCTCTTCACTCATATACTTTTATTATAAAATCCTACATGGAGAAACGATGATTGTAACTCGACATGCAGGAATAAATCAGAATGGTTGTATATCCACAGGATTCTTATCTCTCCGCCTCAGCATTTTTTTGAGAATTGTCCTTTCTCCACATGGCAAATATTTTCTTTACACCGTCTTCTACAGAGGTATAGGACAAAGGTACTAAATAGACATTCCGGTTTACAGATTGCTTGAAATTGTCAAAATTACGTTTTTCGTTAATCATCTAAATTTCAAGTGGTTTATGGTACCTAACCAGATTTGCAAAATACATAGTCGTCGCCGGTTGGATATTTGCAATGTTTATCAATGGTCGGTTACAACCTACAGCGAAGATAAGTCCCTCGATAATATCATCTAAGTAAAGCACCGGATATTCTGACTACAATTGTATAAAGAAGCCTTTTCCTCATTAAGTAGAAACCAGAGAAGAGTTCTTTCGCGGGGATCGGGTCCATATACATTATACAATCACCATTTGGTTACAATCTTACAATAGATTGAGCATACTGTTATTTAAAAATTGACTAATACCGTATAAATTTGTAGCATTCTTTAGATTTATAATCGACGAATTAAAACGGATAAATATCATCTGATATAAATACTAATAATACATGTTCTAATTAATATTATCTTTTCAAATAACCATTAAATAAAATGATTTTTATCACTACATTATAAAATAGAATGATCTTTAAAATATTTCATTATCTTTGCAGCCATTGATACATACTCTTAACAAGATAAATTGTATTCAATATAAAGTTTGCAAATATAAAACATAAATATAAAATACAATATTAAATGGACTTTTCACTTGACAAATCAACAATCATATGGCTTATAGCAATTGTTGCTGGTACCTGTTCTCTATATCTATATATCAAAAAGCTAAAGGACAAAAACAAATTAATATCAAATCGTCGCTTAGTCGAAAACATCCCTTCAATTATTTCTACAATCGGTGTACTAGGTACTTTCTATGGGATTACCAGTGGACTTCTTTCATTTAATTCTGATGACCTTGATACAAGTATTCCCGCATTATTAGATGGTTTAAAAACAGCCTTCTTTACTTCGATTGCTGGTATGGTATGTTCATTAATTATGTCTAAGATAATCAATTCTTATTTTGATAAAGCTGATGATGGCATTTCAGATGCAAATCAAGCTGCATCACAAATATGTAAAGCAGTACAAGAAATGAACCAAAAGAACATAGCTATCCTTAATGCCTTAAAAGAACAATCCGAAAACCAAGCTAAAAATCAAACAGCCTTTTATCGTTCAGTTGGTGATATCCTTATTGCCCTTCAAACATCCCATAACAACACTGAATCTGCTATTAATTCTATGGTGATTCTATCACGTAGTCAAGAAACTACAGTCAATGATCTGAGAAGCAAAGTTGAAAGTATGACTCTATCCCTTGGAGCGGTAGAAGAAAACTCTACCATTCAAACAGCCACTCTTTCAAACATTCAACAACAAACAAAAGAACTATCCAATACAGATCGTAATATCAGTGAAATGCTTGACATTCTTTCTGGTATGAGTAATATACAAGAGGAAATATCAGAAGAGACCAAGGCTTTTGGTGGAAAACTCCATTCTGAAGTTGTCGAGATTGAAGATAAGATGGATGCTACTAATCAACTCTTAACTTCCAAATTTGACGAATTTTCTGAGCTTCTGAAAAAAAGCAATACTGAAGCTCTTGTTGAAGTAATGAAGACTGTGACTGAAGAGTTCCAAAAACAGATGAACTCACTTATTAATAAACTTATTCAAGAGAACTTTGATCAACTTAACAAGAGTGTAGAAAAACTTAATACTTGGCAACAAGAGAACAAAGCAATGATTTCTTCACTCACTCAACAGTATAAAGAAATGGCTAGTAACTTTGAGAGTACTTCTACTACACTCTCACAAGTTGGTGACGATACAAGAACTCTTGTTAGTGAAGGTGGTAAACTCAAACAACTTATTGATTCTCTTAATCAAGTTATCGTTGAAGACCAAAAATTCATTGATGTTTCCAACAAACTCCAAGAAACAGCAAACATATCAAAAGAAAATATGGAGAAATTTGATGAATCAACGAAAATTCTTAATGATTGGGTTCGTAAACAACGTAATTTTGTGGATGGCGTCCAACTTCTCATTGAGAAACTAGATGAATTAAATAAAATCCGTGATTATAGTGAACAGTTTTGGAAAGGTACAAAAGAAAAGATGGAAGAAGGAGTTAGTATAATAACACAGGGTTCTCAGACCCTTAACTCCCAATTAACTTCACTTGATCGTCAATTTTATAATCGATTAGGCGCTACGCTTGCTGAGCTTGATAACTGTATCACTAAAATGGTCGAACACGTAAATAATCGCAAATAACTATGGCTAAGTCTAATGTTTGGATGTCAGTTTCCGACCTTATGACGGGTCTTATGGTTATATTTCTTTTTATAGCCATTGCTTACATTAGTCGTGTAAAACAGAATCAAACTGTATTAACTGACTATATTGAAACCAAGAATGAACTTCATAACAAGCTTGTTAATGAGTTTGCAGGAGATACCTTACAATGGCAAATGGCCATTGGCAAAGATCTTTCTATGAAATTCAAAGAGCCTACTGTTCTTTTCGCCTCAGGATCAGCTGATCTTACTCCTCGATTCTGTCAAATCCTCAACAATTTCTTACCAAGATACTTCAACATCTTACTTAATGATAGTTTGCGTACAAACATTCGAGAAATTCGTATCGAAGGACATACAGATAATGTGCCAATGCCTAGTTATGATACAGACTCCTATATTGCCAATGTCATTTTATCTCAAAAGCGTTCACTTAGTGTTCTAAAGTATTTTCGTAAAATGGAAGTTTTCAAAAAATACACATCAGAACAACAACGACTTCTCGAGTTCTGGTTTACAGCTAATGGGCTTTCGTATGGAAAATCACTTGACAACAATGGTGATTACACAATTGTAACGGGAAATGATATTGATAAAAATAAATCCAGACGTGTTGAATTTCGAATAGTGACGAGTGGTGATGAGATACTTGAAAATTTCGTAAATAAGAATAAAAACTAAGCTCTATGGACAGTGAGGATCCTATTTATCAGTTTGACCATTTCAAATCTTTACTTTCCACTATGGGGATTGAAGTTGGAGAAGCCTCAGCTTGGTCTCCTGTCGGTACAATCGAAGTTCTTTCTGAAAATATCGGTAAGAAAATAAAATTTGAAAGTAATGGCATATTTTACATTGATGACAATGGAAGTGAACATCAAGGTTTTATGTATAAAAGAGATTTTTATTTTCACGATTATGGAGAGAGAATGCCCAAATTCCATATAAGATACTGCCATACACTTGAGTGTTTTGGAAAAGAAGCTTATCGCTTTGCTAATAATGAACCTATCAAAGTTTTTGCACGAGATAAAGCAATACGTCATGAAGTAGAAGTCTCCGGATTGCATCTATGTACCTATTGTTCTCAAATACTTGCAAATGAACTTGAGAATGAAATTCATAATTCTACAGATTTCGTAGAATTCTTAAAACAAGCAGAAGGAATCGATCCCAATGATAACAGAGATACTGAAATTGATATTTTCGGGTATACCAAAAATTGGGAACAAATAAGTCAAGCATACAGATCCATTCACCAATTTACATGTGAACGTTGTGGTCTCCAGATCACTGAACCTTTTGATCAACATTTTATGCACACACACCATAAAAATGGAAACAAAACAGATAATCGAGAAGCTAACCTTGAATGCCTTTGCGTTCGCTGCCATTCAGAAGTGGATGATCGACATAAAAAACGTCTTTGCACAGGAGCAAATAGGATTATACTAGAAGATTTCAACGAGAAATACCCTTCCTTTAATAAAGATAGTTTAGAAGATAATGATTTAGCTTTCTAATACAATTACATTCAACCATAAAAGGGAAAAATATGTAAAAAATTTAATCAAACCCGTTTACTTCTTTAAAAAAGGAACACGAATTGTATTACCGCTTTCCCACTAGCCCAATTTAGTTGAATCTTGTTATCTTTTCATTCACGATAAACTGTATATTGGGAAGATAAGAGAGAACGTGAATTTCTCTCTTTGAATGGTTTTATTTTCTTCATCCCTGCCTTATATCTATTTTCTTTATATTAGTCGCCATACAATAACCACCAATACTTAATGCTTCAATCATATTTAATCCCTTTCTTATTTATTATGAAATATTCGTTTCAACTCTTCAATGGATAAAATCTTATCTTTTCTTCGATGTAACATAGCGTGGCAATTGGGACAGACAGGAACCAGCTCATTCTCGATATTGATAGCATAATTGCCATCTTTGGTTGAAATAGGATTTATATGGTGTACATGAATAAATCCTTTACCCAGTTCTCCATATGTTTTTTCAAAGTCAAAATCACAGACGACACATTTAACCCCTTTGGCTTGAATACACTTATTGCGTGCTTCGGTATTTCTCTCATGCTTAGTTATAAAGACCTGTTCAAACTCTCCTTCATAAAACTCAACAACTTTTACCCTACCTTTTCTTTCAGGAGATTGGTGTTTTATTAATTCATAATGCTTTTGATAGATTTTTCGTTCATTTTTTTTCTTTATATTATTGTGCTTTTTCTCATAATATATAATAAAATCCATATAAGCATTTAAGGCTGTTTCCAATTTCTTAGTACCATAATCTTCATAGATTTGAGATAAATAAAAATCCCTTAAATCTGTACTTATCCCTCTTGTATGCAATTCTCCATCAAGCATTTTCTGAAATGCCCTATAAAAATCTGCAAAAGAGTTTTTGTTAATACCATGCGTCAAGTGAAGCTTTTCTTTACCTATGACTAAACGTTCCTCCTTGTTATATATTGCTTTTACCATCTCATAAACGGCTTTCATTTGTTCAAAATTCATACTATTATTCTTTTGGCATTATTAAAATCATATCCCCTAAAACCACTTTATGACAAACTCGGTCTGTAACATACCAATATGGATATTGAGAATTATTGTTGGATGTATCTATAAAACAATTCCATTTAGCATAAATAGGTGATGAAGCACCTGGGTCAAGACATAATAATTTAATAGGAATATCATTCTCATTATATTCAATACCAATAGCTAATAAAGCATGACTATGCAGCTCTGATTCTCCTTTCTTTGGTTGATAAACTACGGAAATTATAATAGGTAAATCATTTTTTGTTATATTATCATCAATGAACTTCACCGCATTTTCTAAACTTTGAGGATTTTTTTGCTTTGCATCAACACACAGCTCTTTAGAACAATAATCACGTATTTCTTTAGCTAAACATCTATAGCTATATCCATTGCGAATTAACCCCTGTTCTTCAAGGAAATGAGATAAAAATTTCCCCCGATTATACCTTTTGTTTATAGGGCTATCTATAGAAATTTCTTCTTCAGATATTTTCCCCAAAATTAATAAATTCATCATTAATGAATACACCGCACAAGCACCATCCAAATCTCCTTGTTGATGATGTATTCTAACCCATTTTCCTGAGCAATCTTTAGATACAAGTCCTTTTTGAGGATGCAATTTTAGATTACTAACAATATTAATATATGTCATATATAAGAGTTTAGACTACAAAGGTAATTTAATTATTTTTTTTGCACCCATCAATTAGTCATAATTTATAGTTATACGTCAATTGATTCATACATATTTACCTGCGAGCTCAGAGGTTCTTAACATCTCTGCATTCTCTTCACCGAAAGCGATTAAGATGCTATCACAATCGGGAGAATCTCCGCGAGTTCCATCCAGTCGAAAGAAGCGAATCCGGTCGTAAAAATTTCATTCTAAAATAATTTTAACTGAGTAGACAACTCTGGTTTATAAATTCTAAATTTACGATTAAAGAAAGTATCGAAAGCTGCTACAATTTCAGAAATAGTATTATCAGTAATACCTAACAGTTTATCATCAGCAATTATCAGAGACAGAGCTTTATCAAGAGTCATTTTCTTTTCAATATACAGGGAATATACCAGGTACCTACGAGTATATGTTCTGGTTTTGAGTGCTTCTACTTCCTCAGGTGTCGCTATTCTCTTATATAACACTTTATACCAATGTGTCTCAGCAGTACGGGCACGTTTCTGCCTTGGTATCAAATCATAAAGCACTGCAATCTCTTTTTTCTGAATGCACTTATGTTTTTTACGAACACCATACATCACATAAGGAGTGTTCCAATCCGGATGAGTTCTCCGGTATTCAAGTTCTTTCTCCCGATCAATAAGATCTTGCACAAAGTCTTGTTTCATTAACCATTCTTCGAACCAGGCAGCACGTGCCTCTTCTTTATTATAGTAATCTTTACCATTGATATTCACTGGAATACCCATTGTTTCTTGTTTTTTGAATTTCTTTTATTATTAACCTCTGACAAGCACATACGGCACCAGGAAGAAAGGGAATGGTAAATTTTTCCGTTTCTGTTAACAAACCTGTCATAAAATCTATTTAAGTAGAAATAATTACCGCACCGGGTACACATTTTCATTTCACTTCCGGAAGAATCATACATATGATTACGAGGTTTACGATGAATAAGCGTACACTCTCTACATCCAGCATCTTCTCCACGATACCGGCGACAATGCGAAAGGGATTTTACTCCACATTTCGCAAAGTTCCGGCAGTCTATCCGAATTTCTGACCGAATAATACTCATGATTGTTCAATAGTGGATAACAATTCTTTAGCTCGGCTAATCTGCCGACGATTAAGATATGATTGCCAGCATTTATTATACCGGGACCAGCGAAAAGCATTATACTTCAGTTGGTCTCGAATGTCCTCACTTGGAACACCACTGAAGAATAATTGTAAGCGGTTATCTTCTGTATTCTCAACAACACGAACATCATTGATTACGTACTCCTTTGTTTCAGTTTCTTTCAACTTCTTGGCTTTCTCCAAACGCAATTTTGCATCCCTGATTCTTGCATTGTTATTGGTGAGCATATAAGAAGGGAAACCATAACCGTACATAGTAGGTTTTGTAAGTTCAATCGCTTTCTCTTCTGAAAATCCCATTCCCTGCAATTGTTCAACTTTTGCAATATCATTAAGTTTCTTACTCCGAAGTACTTTATTAGCTGCCTTCATCATGCTTTGAGATTTTTCTAACGCATCTATTTTTTCCTGCAGACGGTCTACTGCATCATCATCTTCAAGATAGATATTGTTATTGTTCTCGGCTGCTTCAGACTTTCGTTCAAAATACTCAGCTTTCTCTTCCAATTTAACGGATTTTCCTATAGTATTCCAAGAGCGATCTAAAAGATTACGATGTGACCTTTCTGAATGATGCCCTACGAGTATAGGCTGCCCTAAAGGAATATGTTCAACCATCTTGTGGCTCTGATCATAGACTTTAGTCGACTGGCATCTTGCCTTTCCTGCCAGTTCTCTGTATCTATCAGCTCTGGCCTCTTGTTTTTCTTTTCTGTTCATAATTTTACATTACTTTGGTTTGACTTATATAAAACTGAAAGACCACAGCTACTTTACCGTGGTCTTATCATTAAATAATTTCGGTTCACCGGTAGGAACCAGGTCATCAAACAGACCGGGAACACGGGAAATTAATGCTTCATATTCCTCACGAAAAAACTCAATTTTCGTACGCCCCTGTTTTTTACCCTTTCTGGTATGTACATCAAAAGTATAGGGAGGAATAGGTATAGGGTAACGCCTAACATCCTCTATCCATTTCTCTATGTCCACATCTCTTCTGTCATAAATGAAGTTCTGCAAATGATCTGCATCCCGGTTTTTCCTGCATTCACAAAGAAGAATAACCGCTTTGCTGACAAATATCCGCCCCTTGGGTTCAGTAGCATTCTTGTTTACCAATTCATGGCCTTGCCACAATGCTTCTATCTCTTTTGTTATGATACCGAAGCAATCTTCTGCACTAATAGTATATAAACGCTTCCACACATAGTCGCGGTATCCACTCGCCCATAATTCCAATGCAAAAAAGCCGGCTACCCCGGTATCGGCTC